GCGGCCCGTGTCTTCAACGCCTGATGCTCAACCTCTTTCAGTGAGCGGACCTGTTCGTTCGCAACGATCCGTGTCTCGGTTGCCTGGGCCTGCGAAAGATGAACCCGGTCGAGATCGCGGGCAGCCTGGCGCGCTTCCTCACCGATGCCCTTCACGCCTTGCAGGATCGACTCGGCCGAAACCTTCGACTCCATCGCCTGAGCGGCGGTCAGCTTGACGTGCTTCAGCGCCTCGGTCGCAACCTTGGAAATCTCGGTCAGCGCCTTGAGCTGATCCTTCGTGCCGCCGGTCGCCCGGTCGGCTGCCTGCATGTTGGCGGCGAACGTTGTAACGCCCGTCGCCTCAAGTACGGCGGTAAGCCTTTCGACCTCCACTACATCCCCGCCATTCCGAACGTCTTCATCTCTTCCAGCCGCCGCTCGTCCTCGCTAGCGAAGAACGCTGACCAGTAGACAAGCTCGGCCGAACCGACCTCATTGAGCATCGCCCGGACGCTCATCCCGAGGGTCTGCGCTACTCGGAAGTAGAGGTGGAGTTCTGCGTGCTCGCGGAGTTTTTTTCCGCCGTCTCCGGTGCCTTGCCCGACAGGCCCGACAGGCGCTCAATGGTCGAGCAGAGAAGCTCCACCTTCGACGCGCCCAACTGCATCGCCTTCTCAGCGGTTGCAACATCGAGCAGCGGCTTGCCGTCCCCGGCGGGGGGCGGTGCATCGTACAAGCCGAAGCGCAGAAGGTACTGCTGGTACAGGCCCAGTTCGGCACGCCCACCTTCCTGAACGGACGGCGCGAGGATCTGGAGCACCGTCGCCCGGTCCGCGCCGGTCAGCTCGCGGCAAAGCACAGAACCCATCCCCGGAACGTCAACCTCTTCCTCCGCGAGTTGCCCCGCGAAGGAGAGGAAGGCGTCCCTAGAAAGAAGCTCAGCCATTAAAGGAAGAACACCTGGCCCTGGCTGCGGAAGTTCGCGGTAAACGTGACCTTGCCCGTCACGGTGACGGAGGTTGCGAAGTCGCTCAGGTAGGCGGTCAGTTCGTACCCATCCGTCGAGTTGACGAGCAGGTTCAGGCCGACCGTGACCTTGTTCAGAACGGCGTTGTGGAGCGTGGTCTGGCCGGGGTCGCCCGTGACGGCCCAGTTGCCAGCGATCGAACCAGTGAAGCTCTGGAGGCCCGGAACGTCACTCGTCCACAGGTCGCCAAGGGAAGTCTGGTCGAGAAGAACCTCGGTAAGCGTCCCGTTCCAGGTGTCAACCTGGGCGATGGTCGTAACCGGAGTTGAGTTGATTTTGATCGCGCCACCGCGACCTGCTACCGCCGTCGCCATTTAGCGAGCCTCCTGAATCAAAAAGGGTGAATGCATTCAGGGGCGGGCTATCGGAAGCCGCGCTAGGGCGTTCGGGCTATCTAGTGATGCCGCGCGTCATCGTTCTGAACGGCCAAGAGAACACGAACCGCTGCTTCTCGTCTCGGCCTTGGCCCATCGGCCCGGAAGTGATCGCAGCAATGAGCTTGAAGTACGTCCCGTGGATCATCGTTTCGTGGACGCCATGTATCCCCTGAAAGATGGTCGTCAGGTTGGCTAGGGCGGTGTCCGCGTCGAGTGACCGGGAGAGGATCAGGAACGAGGGATAGTTCGTGTCATCGAGGATCGTCAAGGCTGGCGCTTGCCCGCCCGCGCTGATCACGGCAACGGCTGTGTCGTAGCTTCCGTCGCTCTTGTCGGGCATGGTGTCTTCCCAGACGATGGACCCGAGCGCACCAACGCCGAGGTCGGTAGCGATGTATTGCGCGAGGGAGTCCAGCGGGGTAGCCATCTATCCGTCCACCTTGGCAGGTATAATGGCAGGGTGAAAAGGTGCCCCAAATGCGGCATGGAGAAAGACCGTTCCGAGTTCCACAGAGCGAACAGACGAAAGGACGGCTTGCAGCCGCACTGCAAGGAGTGCGCGAGCAAGAGAGCGAAGGAATCGCGCAAAGACCCTAAGTTTCGCGAGGCCAGAAACGAGCATCGGCGGCAATGGCGCGAAGAGAATCGCGAACAGGCCAGACAGGCGAATCGCGACTACTACTTGAAGAACAAGGAACGCCTGAACGCGCTGAACAAGGCGAACAAAGAACGCCGCAAGAGGGAAGACCCCGAAGGATGGGCGTTCGCCAACCGTAGCTACGTGCACCGCTACAAGGCTCGCAAGAGAGCGGCCACTGTCGAGAGGGTTGACTACAAGCGGATCATTCGCGAGCATGGGATGGTCTGTCACATTTGCAGCGACCCTATTACGGAGAAGCGAGGCACGTCCCCCGGAGCGCTGGCCTTCGATCACGTCATGCCCCTCTCGCGAGGCGGCGCGCATTCTGAGGCAAACATCCGGCCCTCCCACTTCTTTTGCAATGGCAGCAAGCACGCGAAGATCCTCACGACTGCAACCGCTGCCTGATGCCCTCTTGGACGAACTCGCCAAGAGATGGTTCTAGCGCTTTGGCTGCGACGGACAGGAACTTTGCTTGGGTCGGCGGCTTGTGCTTATTGCGCTCTAGTTCATGGACCCAGTAGCCGTAGCCTCGACCGTCCGGGTTTCCTTCCGTTGCCTTCGCCGTGTAAGCCCCGCCGTACCCGTAGCCAACGGTGATCTCCACATGGTCGCCCGTGTAGACAGGCTGCTCGACCTCGCCCGAGCGCTTCAACGTGCCGGTATCAACGGGGACGAGCGCCTGAGAGGTCGCCATCAGAACGGTCCCCGCCTGGTAAAGACCGGCCGATGCGCCCTCGATTACCTTCCGGCCTACCTCCTCGAAACTCACAGTCGTACCTCAACGATCCACGGCGTCATAGCGGCATTCAGAGACGGACCGGGCGAGTAGTTCCCCTCGATAGCAACGGCCTCCATCGTCTGGCCGCCCGCGATGCCGACAGACGTGAACTTGTCGCCCAACTGGAACGTTGCAACGTGCGTGTCCGACCCGTCGAAGTAGAGAGCCTCGCCTGACACGTACTCCGTTCCGTCTGCTTTCGTCACCTGGGACGCGCCATACGCGGGGTAGCACTTGAGCGTCACAGGGGCAGCCCATGAGTCCTGGCCGTGCTTGTCGGTGCCCGACTTCGCGCGCCACTGACAGTCCATCGTGAGAAGCGCCGACAGGTTTGGGTCCAACCCCATTGGCCGCTAGTCCTGGTCGGCGATGATCGAGTTGTCCCGTCCGCCCGTCCACGGATCGTCAAACTGGGTCTTCGTGAATAGCGGCTGAACGAGGGACGGGTCCTGTGCCAGTGTGTTTTTCTCATCCACGCTGCGACCCCCTGCCCACGGCGCGTTCATTCCGTTAGCGCGCTTACGAAACGCGGTAGCCATCTCTGCGTACTGTTTCGCTGCTACCGAGTAGGTGAGAGTTGTTCCGCCGCGCCCAATCCTTACGTCTGCTTTGCGGAGGAAGTTGCGCGAGATGACTTCGCAGCAACGGGCCGCTGCGCCCCAAAGGTTCCGTTCCTGTGTGATGAGGTAGTTGATCTCGTCATCGGCCAAGAGTTGCGCCGTCGAGTCGGTATCCCCTACCTCTAAGCGAACTTTGTCCAGGTCGGTGGTGATCGCCATGAGTGCGGTTATCGCCCGCTAGCCACCGTAGGTGAAGCCCGAGCCGCCACCGAACGTCCAGCCGGAAGTCTCGCCGTATGTCCAGCCAACCGAACCGTTGTAGGTGTAGGAGCCGGACTCTCCGTACTGCCAGTGCGGGGATTCCCCGTAGCTCCAGCCGACAGGGAACGAGCCGGTTAGCAGCGTCGGCGAAGTCTGTAGGTCGGTGTGTGTTTCGGCGGCTATTGCCACGTCAGCCCGTTCTAGATGTCAGCGGGGGCGCGGTTCTCTTCGACCCAGTTCGTGCCGTCGAAGTAGAACGAGATCGTGCGCCGCTTCGTGCTCGCAGGCTTCGTGAACGTGCCCGCCAGTAGGAACAGCGTGTCAAAGGTCGGCGTTCCGAGCGTGCCGCCTGACGAGTTCTTGATGTCGAAGATGAGGGACATGCCTGCGCGGGCGTTCGTCGGATTGTTGATCGTGAACGCAACCGTGTCCGTGGCGACAATCTGGACGTACTGCTGGGCGGAAGCATCGACGGTGATCGAAGCGCTGTAGGTGGCAGCGGTAACCGTTGTGATCGAACCGACGACACCCTCAACGTCTGCATGGCGTTCGCGCTTGCCTGCGGTGGAGTCGGGCCAGATTTTCAGTAGCGACATTCCCGCCCCTTAGACGATGTAGTAGGTCAGGAAGCCGTTAGCTTTGCCCGTGCCGGTCGTGATCTTCAAGTCTTCGCCCGCCGTCGATGTCCAGATGATCGGATGGTTGCTCTCGACAGTGAGTGCGGGTGCCGCAGCGCCGCCAAGGTTGAACGTGCCGGAGAGATCGCCTGCAACTTCGGTGAACTTGAGAGTTCCGGCGGCGTCGAGCGTGATCGAGTAGCCGGTGACATAGACCTTCTTGCCTGCTACGCCTGTGACGATGCTGGTCGTTCCGGCTGACCCCTGCGCGATGGCCGCTTCGTTCGTCTCGTAGAAGCCTGCGGAGAGGGGGTCCTGCTCGGGCATCTACGCCTTAACCGTTGCCTTCGTCACCTTGTAACCGCGTGCGGTCAGTTCGGCGGTCAGTTCGGCGTCAGTGGCATCGACTAGCGAAAGCTCGGTGAGCGTTCCGACCTTGCCCGCCTCAATGGCGTGACCGACCCATGAGCCGACAATCTCGGTGGGGATCTCCTCGCCGGGCTGGAGCACCTGGCGCTCCCCGTCAATTTCGACGGGGAGCGCTTTGAGTGCGACGTACCGGACTTCAGCTACTGCGCTCAACTGGTCGCGCCAGCGAAGTATGCCCCCATGTCTGCGGCGACGATCTTCTGGTCCCAACTGGACTCCGCTTCGATGCGGGTCGTCGGGCGGCCATTGGCGTCGGTGCCGAGCCACGGCATCTGGATCTGCTTCACCTGTGCGATGTAGCCCGCGATGGGCGTCCAGGTGAAGATGTACCCGGCGGACGGTGCCATGATGCCAGGATTCGGGTTCGCGTAGCAGAGCAACGCGTCCGTGCTCGTGGCAGACCAGGTCATCGAGTCGGCTGCGCCTTCATGCGCCGAGTTGTAGACGGACGAGGCGACGAACACCTTGAACGCATCGTTCGGCGACTCCGGCTGGTTCGGCGGTGCGAGGACGGCCGCCATCACGTCAGGCGTGATGATGCCGCGCTCTGTGTACTTGATCCGCTGAAGGAACTCGTCGTGGTTCTTCAGCGCCTTGTAGGCGTTGGTGCCGAGCACGAGCCGGTTCGGGAAGACAGTAGCCATCTTCTTGATGTTGAAGGACTGAAGCTCGATGTCCTCGACCGGGGTCGAGTTCGCGGCATCCCACTTCGGGTTGGGGACAATGTCCACGCCCGTGGTGGAACCCGTCCAGGTGGACGCGGCGAAGAACTTGCTGGTGAACTGGCGCTCGCGGGTGATGGCGAGGCGCTGCGTCAGGAAGATCGTCGCGTCACGGTCGGCGTCGAGCGGGTTGTCCGAGTTCGCGCGGAGCATCGGTCCAACGTCCTTGTGCAGCGAGTAGGCGTTGCAGTTGTACGTGGACTGACTCAGCGTGTAACCGGCACCGACCGACTCCGTACCGTCAACACGAACCTGCGCCTCGTCGCGGAAGAACGCCCCGCGATCGTAGGTGAAGTAGATGTTGCTGGCCTTCGGAACCGGGATGACCGGGAACACCTTGTCCGCGATGTAGTCGTTCGGACCCTGGAGGTACGCGATGGAGATGTTGGTCAACGGTGCGTTGACATGTACGTCTTGAAATGTAGGGCTAGGCATGTTTTCCTCTCCTTCCGGTTAGTTGGTGATACCGGCGTGGGTGAGGAGAACCGACACGTAATCGCCCGCTGATGCGGACGCCAGTGCGATTCCCACGGTGTAGGAACCCGCCAGCGGTTCCGGCGTGCCTGCCGAGACGGACGCTGCGGTGGCCTTGACGGCCTTACCGGCTGAGTCCGATGCAACCTTGTCGTTCACGGTGATGGTGCCGCCCGCGAGAACCTTGGTGATCCCGAGGTAGCGAACCTGTCCGCCGCGACCTGCCGCAGCAGGCTTGTCCTGAAGGACGCCGAGCACGGAGACGTTCGCGCCTGCGACCGCCAACTGTGTCGAGCCGTTCATAACCACGAACTGGAACTGATGGGTCGAGAGATCGGAACCGGCCTGGAATGTGAAGTCCACGCCGACGTTGGAGTCGTATGCCATCTAGGCCACTTCCTTCAGGTACTCGTCGTAGAGGGAGCCGTCGTTTTCGAGCGCCTTCGCGATGGCCTGCGGCTGCGAGAGCTTCGGGTCGGCCTTGCGGAGTTCGTCCGCTGCGGCCTTCAACTTGCCCTCGGAGTCAGTTGCGCCGCCGTGGCCTGCACGTCCGGCCTCCTTGAAGAGGTCGCCCGCCTTGACCTGCTCGTCGGCAGCCTTGAGAACCTCGTCCAGCTTCGCGGCGGTCCCCTCGGGGAGTGCGCCGTCCCGCTCGGCGTTGGCGATCGACTTCAGCACGGGGCCGAACTCGTCATCACTCTTCGCCAGGTTGACGTAGCCCTGTGACTTCGCGATGTAGTCGCGGGTCTCGCGAACGTCGCGCTCTTCCTTGGCGATCTTCTCGGCGTTCTCAGCCTTCGTCGCCTGGACCTCTGCCTCTTTGCGAAGCTCGGCCTTCTCGTCTTCGGTCGCCTTGATGACGGCCTCGACGGCTGCGCGGTTCTCTTCGGGGACGCCCGTGAGATCCCACGAGCCGTCGTCCTTCTTGACCGGCACGGCCTGTGCGGTCTCACTCAT